AATGCTTCGGATCCTTCACAACCAGCAGGTGGACCAGGTGGAGCAGGTATTCCATTTGACGGTTCAACTTATGCAGGTGGTGGCGGTGGATCGGGTTATAATGTTGTTGGAACAGGTGGAACAGGTGGAGGAGGAAATGGAGCAAGATGTGCTCCTCCTGTTGAAGATGCAACTGCAGGAACAACAAACACTGGCGGTGGTGGCGGTGGTGGTGGAGGTGGGGCTCCTCATCCAGGAGGTCAAGGTGGATCAGGTGTAGTAATTGTAAAAGAACCAGGTACACCAAAATCTGCACCAGGTGTTTGGTCAATGAACACAGTATTTGATTTAGTAAAAGGTGGTGAGTGGGTTGGTTTTAATGCAACTAGATTTGCAGATTATTTAGTAGTAGCCGGTGGTGGTTCTTCAGGTGGTGGTACATGTTCTGCATCAGGTGGTGGTGGAGCAGGTGGTTATAGAACTTCATTTCCTGGTGGAACACAAATTGAATTAGCAGCAGGATCTAACACCATTACAATTGGAGCTGGTGGTGTAGGAAATTATCCTCCAGGTTTAGGACCTAATGGAGTTAATTCATCGATTGGTAGTTTAATAGTATCTGCAGGTGGTGGTTATGGTGGATCTTATCCAGCTTGTAGAACCGGTGGAGCCGGTGGTTCAGGTGGTGGTGGAGCTTATGTTACTCCAGGTGGTGCAGGAAATACTCCTCCAGTTAGTCCTCCTCAAGGAAATCCAGGTGGTACTGGTGCTCCCGGACCAATTCAAGGCGGTGGTGGAGGTGGTGGTGCAGGTGCAGCAGGTTCTTCTCCAGGTGCAGGTGCAGGTCCAGGTGGAGTAGGGTTAGCAAATAGTATTAGTGGAAGTCCAGTATTCTATGCTGGTGGTGGTGGAGGTGGTACAAATATTGCAGCTCCAGCTTTTGGTCAAGGTGGAAATGGTGGTGGTGGAAATGGTAATCAAAATACTGCAGGCCCAGGAGCCGCAGGTACAGTTAACACTGGTGGTGGTGGAGGTGGTGGTGGAGATTCTGGACCAGTCGGTACTTTCCCAGGTATGAATGGAGGTTCAGGAATTATAATAGTAAGATTTCCTGCAACTACTGCACCAAGTAGTTTAGCAGTAGCACCAGGAGCTAATAGTTTAGCAACCGATAGTCCAAGTGGTGATAAAATTGCAACATTTACTGTATCAGGAACATTGACAGTATAGATAAAAAATTATATAAAATAACTTTAAGGAGAAAAATAATATGGCACATTTCGCAGAATTAGATAACAATAACGTAGTCCTAAGAGTAGTCGTTGTAGGCAATGATTGCGTACCATCGGACGAACACGTAGATGGAGAAACATGGTGTATTAACTTTTTTAAAGGTGGCACTTGGAAACAAACTTCTTACAACAGTAATTTTAGAAAACAATATGCAGGTATAGGTTATACTTATGACGCTGCAAAAAATAAATTTATAAGTCCACAGCCTCATGCTTCATGGGCATTAGATGCTAATGATGATTGGCAAGCACCGGTTACTTATCCAACAATTACAACTTATGGAAGTAATGATCCATTAGATAGATACATGATTTCTTGGGATGAAGCAGGTCAAAAATGGACTGCAAAAGATCACGAAGATCCAGTAAACAATTTCAATTGGGATGCATCAGCACTAGCTTGGGTATCCGCATAAGGAGAACTAAGATATGGCGAGCCCTTCAAACAGCTCACAAAACGGCGGAATACTAGGAGTAAGTAATAATACTTCTTTTGGTAAAAATACTGTTACAACTAAAACATCAAGCGCACCAAGTGCAGTTACTACACAACCAGGAACTAGATCCATTGATTATTTAGTAGTAGCTGGTGGTGGAGCTGGTGGTGGTGGAACAGCTCGTTCAGGTGGTGGTGGAGCCGGTGGAGCTATAAAAGGATCAAGTATTCCAGTTTGTGGTAACACAGCTTTAGGAGCAGTAGTAGTTGGTGCTGGTGGTTCAGGGGCTACACCAGAAACTGTAGGAGCTCCCGGATCCACATCTTCTTTTGTAATTGGTGGAGCAACTGTTTCAACAACTGGAGGAGGTGGTGGCGGCGGTGGTGGTCAACCAGACGCTGATGGTTTAGGAGCAGCAGGTGGTTCAGGTGGTGGCCCAGGTTCAAATGTAAATTGTAGAGCAGGTGGTGCGGGAACATGTGGTCAAGGTTTTCCCGGCGGTCCAGCTTTAGCAGGTGGTACGAATTGTACAGCAGCAGGTGGTGGTGGAGCTACAGCAGCAGGTAGTGGTCCTCCAGGATCAGGTAATGGTGGTGCCGGTGGAGCTGGAATACCATTTAATGGTAGTAATTATGCCGGAGGTGGTGGTGGTGGATCAGGTGGAACTGGTGGCGGAGCCGGTGGAGCCGGCGGTGGTGGAAGTACATCAACAAGTCTTCCAACAAGAAATGCAACAACTAATACAGGAGGTGGTGGTGCTGGGAATTCAAACCCTTCTTCTCCAGCTGCAGGTGGTAGTGGTGGTTCAGGTGTAGTAATTGTAAAAGAATTAAATAAAGCAAGTGGTGTATGGTCAATGCAAAGTCAATATTCTTCTCAAAGAGCAGGAACATGGCCTTTCTATGTAGAATATGCAGGAATAGATTATTTAGTAATAGCAGGTGGTGGTTCAGGTGGTAGTAAAAGAGGTGGTGGAGGTGGAGCTGGTGGATATAGAGAATCCGCTGGTACTTCTACTGGTTCATATACAGTATCTCCATTTGGATCAGGTGTAGCTGCATTAACATTAGAAGGTAATGTAGCACACGATATTGTTGTTGGAGCAGGTGCGGCTTGCTCTCCATGTAGCCAACCTGGACCTTCAGGAAACTCAGGAAACGATTCAGTTTTTGCAACAATTACATCAGCAGGTGGTGGTGGAGGAGCTATGGAAGGTGGAACAGGTGGACCTGGTGGTTCAGGTGGTGGAGCAGGAAATACTGACTCGGCCCCTACAGGTTCAGGTGGTACAGCTACTCCTGCAGGTCAAGGTTATGCTGGTGGTAGTTCACTTCGTAGAGCAGGTGGTGGTGGAGGTGGATCAGCAGCTGTAGGTGGTAATGCTCCAGGTTCTCCTTCAAGTCCATCTCCTACAGGAGCTTCAGGAAGAGGTGGTACTGGTGGTGCAGGAGCAACTTCAGGAATTACAGGATCATGCGTCCAAAGAGGTGGTGGCGGTGGTGGTGGAGCCCAATACACATCTCCAGCACCTGGCGGTGCTGGTGGTGGTGGAACAGGTAGTACGGGTCAAGGTGGATCTTCAAGTGCTACAGCAGGTACAGTTAATACAGGTTCTGGTGGAGGTGGTGACCAAGACACCCCTCAAATTGGAAGAGCAGGTGGTAGTGGACTTGTTGTTGTTAGAGGACCAAGTGCTAGAACATTTACTGTTTCTCCTGGAACTAATTCTACAAGTACAGCTCCTGGTGGACAAAAAATTGCAACATTTACAGTTTCAGGAACCTTGACAGTTTCATAATACTATTTTATATTGTCTTTATAAAGACATATGCAATTACAAAATTATTTTTACTGGTTTAAAGATGCCATACCTCATCATGTATGCGATGATATTGTTCGTTATGCAAAATCTATACAAGATCAAATGGCTGTGACTGGTGGTTATGGTAATAAAAAATTAAATAAAAAAGAAGTACAAGATTTAAAAAAGAAAAGAGATTCAGATATAGTTTGGTTAAACGAACGTTGGATTTATAATGCAATTCATCCTTTTATACATGAAGCTAACAGAGATGCTAACTGGAATTTTCAATGGGATTTTTCTGAGTCGTGTCAATTTACAAAATATAAAAAAGGCCAGTACTATGATTGGCATTGTGATAGTTGGGATCGACCTTACAATCAACCCAACACACCAAGTCATGGTAAACAAAGAAAATTATCTGTAACACTATCTTTGTCTAATGACAAAGAATATAAAGGTGGTGAATTAGAATTTGATTATAGAAATCATGATCCAGATAAGAAAGCAAATACCCATGTATTAAAAGAAATAAGATCTAAAGGTTCTTTAGTTGTATTTCCTTCTGATGTATGGCATAGAGTTAAACCGGTCAAAAGTGGTATTAGACATAGTCTAGTAATCTGGAACCTTGGATGGCCATTTAAATAGGAAAGATATGAAAAAGAAAAAGAAAAGAATTAAAAAACCAAAACCAATAACTTATCCTCAACAATTAAATAGAGAAGATTATTTTAAATGTCCTATATGGTTTGGTGATGCACCAGAATTTGTTGATGAAATAAATAAAGCTTCAGATAGTTATATTGACATAGCTAAAAAAAACATGCAGCCTGATATAGATAAACGTAACAAAACAAATAAAACTAAAGGTGATTTAGGTAGTGTTTATCATTCAACAACTTTAATAGGTGATTCTAAATTTAAAGTATTAACAGATTATATAGGTGCAACTTCACATAATTTATTAATGGAAATGGGTTTTGATATGCGTGGTCATCAATTATTTACTACAGAAATGTGGGTACAAGAATTTGCTAAAAGTGGAGGTGGTCATCATACATTACATACACATTGGAATGGTCATATATCTGGTTTTTATTTTTTAAAAGCTAGTGACAAAACTTCATTACCTTTATTTGAAGATCCGAGACCAGGTAATATTATGAATCTTTTACCTGAATTAGATAAAACAAAAATAACCTATGCCAGTTCAGCTGTGCATTATAAAGTTAAACCAGGTCGAATGATATTCTTTCCGTCTTACATGCCTCATCAATACATAGTTGATTTAGGTATAGAGCCGTTTAGATTTATACATTGGAACTGCCAAGCAATACCAAAAGGAGTATTAAATGTCGTTCAAGAAAAATAAATATAAAGTATTAAAAGCAGCGATATCGCCTGAACTAGCAGAGTTTGTTTACACATATTTTTTAAACAAAAGAACAGCTGCAAGATTTTTATTTGATCAAAAATATTTATCACCATTTAATACAGAGCATGGTGTATGGAATGATGAACAAGTTCCTAATACTTATTCACATTATGGTGATATGGTAATGGAAACATTATTAGGTAAATTAAATGACAAAATGAATAAAGAAACTTCACTAAAGTTAAGTCCTACTTATTCCTATGCAAGAATTTATAAAAAAGGAGACATCTTGGCTAGACATAAAGATAGATATTCATGTGAAGTATCTACTACGTTAAACTTAGGTGGAGACCCGTGGCCCATATATTTAGATCCAACAGGTAAAGAAGGACAAGCTGGTGTTAAAGTTAATCTTGAACCAGGTGACATGTTAATTTATTCTGGTTGTGATTTAGAACATTGGCGAGAACCTTTTGAAGGTAAAGATTGTGCACAAGTATTTCTACATTACAATAATTTAAAAGGTAAAGATGCTAAACAAAATTTATATGACAAGCGTCCTATGTTAGGTTTACCTGCATATTTTAAAGGCTTTACAGTTCCTAAAAAATAATATATACAATAAGCTTGCGGAGGGATGATCCACCACTGATTCCCTCTGCTTTATTCATATTGATATATGCTCTAATCTAGTATATTTTGTAACTTGGAGTTTATATGTTAACAAAAATCACATTAAAACCAGGTTTAGATAAACAATCATCAGATACTGGCGCAGAAGGAAGATGGGTCAATGGTGACTACATGCGTTTCAGATATAGTTATCCTGAAAAAATAGGTGGGTGGTCTCAATTAACAG